TAGGCCAGCACCAGAAAACCCAAGTCCAAAGCAGAAGAAGCGTCGATACGATGGCGCGGCTGGTTCAAGATTCCTGGCGGATTTTGTCGGCTCAACGACGAGCTCAGACGCAGAATTACAATATTCGCTTCGCAGACTTCGAGACAGAGCCAGAGAACTTTGCCGCAATGACGATTACGCAAGACGTTACCTGCAACTTATGAGTTCTAACGTAGTTGGCGAGCATGGTTTCACGCTTCAGTCTCGCGCCAGAAATCTAAATGAGCCGAATGTTGGACAGTTAGATGCTGCTGGCAATGAAATCATTGAAAGAGCTTTTCGACGCTGGGGTAAATCCTGTTCCGCCAATCAGCGTCAATCTTGGCTAGATATTCAGCGATTAGTGATTCAGGGACTTTGTCGTGATGGCGAGATTCTGATTCGTTTTGTTCGTGGCAAACGATGGCGTGACGGACTCGCTCTGCAAGTGCTAGAGCCGGATTACCTCGACGAAGAATATTTCACCACTGAGCCAAGAGGCAGAAGAGTGGTCATGGGTGTGGAACTCGACGAGTTTGACGCACCGCAAGCGTACTATCTCAAGCTTGGTCAAGGCCATCCGTTCGATACCTTTGGACAACGAAGAAGCGACAAAAGAACCAGAGTTCCAGCAGAGGACATTCTGCACATTTACCTACCAGACCGAGCGCAACAGACCAGAGGCGTCACTTGGTTTGCGTCAGCCATGTCCCGAATGCGGATACTCTCAGGTTATGAAGAGGCTGAACTGATTGCGGCTCGCACATCAGCCGCAAAAATGGGTTTTTTGGTTAGCGCAGACGGTGAAGGATTCATTGGTGATGAAAGCGCAGACGGCAATCAAATCATGTCTGGTGAGCCTGGTTCAATTCAACAGCTTCCGGCTGGAATGAGCTTTCAAGAGTGGAATCCTAGCCATCCAACTTCAGCATATGCCGAATTTCACAAAGGTGTGCTTCGAGGCATTGCCAGTGGACTTGGCATTTCTTACACAAGTCTTAGCAACAACCTCGAAGGCGTCAGTTATTCGTCCATTCGGCAAGGTGCACTAGAAGAGCGTGACTTGTACCGTCAGATTCAAAGCTTCTTGATTCAGCACTTGTGCGAACCGGTTGCTCAAGAGTGGCTGAAAATGTCGATGACAAGCGGCAGCATTCCGATTCCCATTACCAGATACGACAAGTTTTCAAACACTCTCGAGTTTCGAGGCAGAGGATTTTCTTGGGTGGACCCAGCAAAAGAAATAAGAGCCGAAGTCGAAGCCGTAAGAAACGGATTCAAAAGCCTCAATGACGTTGCTCGTCAGTATGGGCGTGACGTTGAAGAGGTGTTCCAGCAAATGCAAGCAGACAAGGAAATGGCAGAGCGTTATGGAATCAGCCTAGCCTTTGAGCCTTTGGGTTCGCCTCATGGTCCTGTTGAGCCAGAAGTCGAGTAATGGCAGAAAGCTACAAGCCAACCGAGGGCATGATTTCCGAGGCAAACCGTGGCCTCGAATGGAGACGAGAATTTGGCAGAGGCGGAACCAGTGTCGGAATCGCTCGCGCCAGAGACATTTCAAACGGCAAGAGTTTACCGTTGGCAACCGTCAAGCGGATGAAGTCTTTTTTTGCTCGCCATGAAGTAGACAAAAAAGCTGAAGGATTCAGGCCAGGCGAAAAAGGTTATCCAAGCAACGGACGAATCGCATGGGCTATGTGGGGTGGAGATGCTGGCAAAAGTTGGAGTGAAAAAATCGTCAACTCAGCAGAAAAACAAGAACGAGCAGAACCACTGACCGGAGCAGTTCAGGAAGGCTTAAAAAACAAGGCAGACGAACACAACGAGAAAGTTGGGGATGACGCAAGGAAACGCACAAACGCCAGAACACTTGGGACAGTTTTTAGAAGAGGTGTTGGAGCCTACAAGACCAATCCAGCTTCTGTTCGTCCAAGTGTCAAAAGTCCTGAACAGTGGGCTTACGCCAGAGTCAATTCCTTCCTCTACGTTTTACGAAATCTCAAATTCAGAAGCGGCAAGCATGATACCGATTTGCTGCCAGAAAAGCACCCACTCAGCACAAAAGGCAGAATGGACCTAACAAGCATGACCGAGCGACACGTCATTGACGTTGAAGAAACGAACGACGAGTACATTGTGGCGTTTGCCAAGGCTCAAGAAGTCGCAGAAGAGCCGGAAGAGCGAGAAGTTGAAGAAGTCGAGACAAGAGACTTACCAGTTCAAACGCAATACCGCACCGGAAGCGTTCGGATGATGGACGAAGAACACGACCGTCGAGTGATGATGAGCATTTCGTCAACGAATCCGGTTGAACGTGAATTCGGCTATGAAGTTCTCGAACACAATGCCGGAAGCGTTGACATGGAATTCATGTCTTCAGGCAAAGCACCACTTCTGCTCGACCATGACGCAAGGCAACAAATTGGAGTGGTTGAACGTGCATACATGGACAAGGACAAACTCAGAGCGCAAGTCCGGTTCTCAAAGAGCGCACTTGCCGAAGAAGTTTACAGAGACGTAGTTGACGGAATCAGAGGCAACGTTTCAATCGGTTATCAGATTCAAGGCATGAACAAAGACGAGAACGGCTACAAGGACAAGCCTCTTTACAGAGTACATCAATTTAAGCCATTGGAAGTTTCAATGGTTTCCATACCTGCTGACTCTACTGTCGGAGTGGGCAGAGCACACAAGCCGGAAGCTTCCGGTGATGATAACAACTCAGCAATCAAAGGAGAACCTATGCAAGCTGAAGTAGTTAAAGAGCCGGAAGTTCAAGTACGGCAAGAAGACCAGTTGAAAGAATACCGCAACCAAGCTTCTCAGATTCTCGAACTTGGCAAGCGGCACAACGAATACGACTTGGCTTTCCGAGCATTGCAGGAAGAAAAGTCACTGGCTGAATTTCAAGCCATGCTTTTAGAGAAGAAGACTTCCAAGCCAATCGACTTCAGCGTTGATGCCTCACCAAAAGAAAAGCGCAACTACAGCTTGGTAAGAGCCATTCAAGCCGCAGATGCAAAGGATTGGAGCAAGGCTGGGTTTGAACTCGAAGTTTCTAAGGAACTGGCAAAGAAGCAAAGCCGACAACCAAAAGGCTTCTTTGTTCCTGACTTTGGCTGGCAGACCCGAACGGTATCAACCGCAGCCGGAGCAACTTTTGGCGCAGGCTCAAATATCGTTCCAGAGGACTACCGAGGTGATCGCTTTATCGACGCTTTGATTTCAACGTCCATTCTTGGGCAAGTAGGCGCAACCGTGCTGAACGGATTGCAAGGCAACGTGGCAATTCCAAAAATCAGCACCAGCACCGCAGCGGCTTTCATCGCGGAAGGCGGTTCAGTTGGAAACAACGAGCCTGACTTTGCTCAAGTCACTATGACCCCAAAGCTGCTGGCGAACAAGGTTGCCGTGACTCGCGAGTTGATGATTCAGAGCGACCCATCTGTCGAGCAGTTGATTCGCAACAACATGGTCCGAATTTTCGCGGCCAAAATTGACAACGTTGCTCTCAAAGGTGGCGGAAGTAATGAGCCAACCGGAATTCTAGGCACAAGCGGAATCGGTGACGTTTCTTCCGGTGGAACCTCTGGCAACGCCAATCTGACCTACGGAAACGTGGTCGATATTATGACCGAAGTTAGCCAAGACAACGCTCTGTTTGGCAACCTGCGATGGGTAACACATCCGGCAGTTGTAGGCAAACTAATGCAAACCTTGGTGGCTGCTTCTACAGACAGTCGAATGATTATGTCTGGGCCTGACAGCATGATGGGTTATCCGGTAGTGCAGACCACGCAAGCACCAAGTTCCTCGCCTTACTCGCTGATTTTCGGGAACTTTAGCGATCTGTACATTGGCTTCTTCTCAGCACTGGATGTGCTGGTTGATCCATACGGCAGCGCAGGAACAGCCACAACAAATTTATATTTTTATCAAGATATGGATATTGCGGTTGCTCATGCTGAAAGCTTCGCGGCAGCGCAGGATGTTACTGTTGCGTAAGTGTTCCAATTAGACGAGTTACAAGGTTGGGGCAAGTCTCGACCTTGTATCTTACTTTGTGGCGGACCTTCTGCGCCTTCAGACCTAGCGAAAGCCAAGGCGCGGATAGGTTCAAAAGATTACGACTTAGCCGGAGTTAATAATCACGGCTTACTTTTTCTTGGGGAACTTGCCTGGTGCTACGCGCATGACGTGAGGATGGTCAAACACCTTCAGGAATACGATTCACCAGCGATTGTGCACCACGATCCCAAGAACCTGAGAGACAAAGATATTCACGGTGGAATTGTCCCATTTATACGACTCAGCGGACCAGAAGCACTTTGGACAGCAGACTTTTTTGACTACTCAGAGATTCACATTTGTGGCGTCGATTTCTACACTGGGCCGCGCAGATACTGGCATCAGTGGGATTTAGACAAAAAGCCAACAAGAGTTCAGGAAGACCAGCAAGGTAAATGGATTGAGGCAAGAGACTTAATGCAGAATCCAGCAAGAGTTATTGTTTACAACGAAAGGCTTCAAAGGATATTCCAATGAAGATTCAGATTATCAGAGGCACGGTCGCAAACGGTGGACCTGTTCGAGTTGGACAAGTGATTAGCGTTGACCCAAAAGAGGCAAATCAACTGATTAACATGGGCAAGGCCGTTGTCTATGAAAACAGAGCCAAAGGCTTGGATGAGGCAGAAGCGCCACCAGTAACCACTCGAACCACAAAAACCGCACGAAAGCCTAAAGCCAAATGAGCGTTGAAACTGCTGCTGATCGAACAGCACTTTTGGCAGACTACGGCACAACCGTAACGAAGGCAGACGCAAGCACCTTCACAGGGATTTTTGACAATGACTTTCTTGCAGTCGATTTGGACGAGTCAGAAGTCGAAAGCACAGAACCAACACTGTTGGCAAGAACCGCTGACGTTTCCAGCCTAGCGCATGGCGACACTCTGACGATCAGCGCAGTCAACTACACGGTTCGAGGGATTCAGCCCGATGGCACAGGCATGACTCAGATTATGTTGAGCGTTTAAATGGCGCACAAGCGAGCGCAAATCAAAGCAAGAATCCAAACGGTTCTGACAGGACTAGCGACAACAGGAAGCAATGTCTTTCAGTCTCGCACCTATCCAATCGCAACGACTGATTTGCCTGGTCTGCTGATTTACGCGAATTCAGAAAGCATTGAACGCTTAGAGATTGGGATCCAGAACAGGCAACAACGAACACTTGATTTGTCCATTGAAGCCATTGCCAAAGGCAACAGCGCAGAAAGCACACTCGACACAATCACGGTTGAAGTCGAGGAAGCAATGGCAAACGATCAAACGCTGAACGGGTTAGCGATAGATTCACGAATCACCGATACGCAGATCCGGCAAGCATCTGCTGAAAGTGAGTTTTTCATAGCCACGCTACGGTATGAAGTGCTTTACCGTACAACTGAAAACGATGTCGAATAATAAGGAGACAAAATGGCAATTCCAGATCGTTACCTACGGTTAAGAAGCTCTCAACCGTACATCACAACCGAATCCACTGCCGGAAGCTATGTCGCAGTTTCTGCTTCTGACGGATTTACCACAACCGAACCTTTGGCGCTAAGTCAGACGTTTAACACAAGCGACATTTCCGAGGTTGGCACTCGCCTGCTTCAGAACAGAAGTTTTGTAAATTATGCCGAGCGAGCGACTTTTGACATTCCTTTTCTGGTCAAACCTTCTGGAACAGCCGGAACTGCACCAGCAGAAGATACTTTGCTGCAAAAGGTTTTCGGCACACTGACCACTTCTTCAGGCGTTTCAAATACTTACAGCTTCAGCCGAGTTAGCGACACCTTCCAAGTGGCGCAAATCGTAGACACCTACAAACTCTATGTGGCGAATGGAACCGTTGTCGAAGGTTTCTCTGTAGACATTACGCGAGACGGTGTTTTCACAATGTCCGCAAACTGCCGAGCAAGCCGAATTCGGTACTCTGGACCTGTCAACGCGACAGGAACAGACGTCTCTGTTACCGATTCCTCGCCTGCCACCGTTACCTTAGATCCTGCCTCAAACGCAGTCGCTGCCGATTATTTCTTCGC